GCAACTAATTTATCTATAGTTGTTTTAAGTATTTCTATATCTGTGTGCTCGCTTGTATTATCGTGTATGGCAGGAGGACAATATGAACAATCATAATTGCATCGCTTGCCTAAATTCCATTCTACCTTAATAGAATTTTCATGTCCCCAGCGTCCTGTTACTTTAAGCATTCTACACTCTTTACTTTGTTAAATTTTAATAGTGTTGACTTATCTACAGTTGTTTGTAAATCGGCAACTGGAATCATACCTATGTTTAGATGTTTAAATTTAAAATTCTGTTTTAGTAACCATAGTTTAATTATAATAGAACGGGCAAAGTATACAAATCGATTTGTAGATGGTCCAAATTTAATCATGAAATCTGCACTATAATGAGTTTGTGGTCTTACAGCCTCTGACAAGTGATCTCTATCTTTGAATACATCTAATACAGTTTTACCTACATGGCAATAGTTAATGTATACTGTACCTGAAGTCCAGCAATATGTAAAATGTTTGTACTCATCAACTGTTAATTCGAACCTTGGCCTGTTATTAAATGTAATAACTACTGTTGGGTGTTTTCCTTTAGTTCTTAATTCCGATTCTAATTGATGTATTAAGATATTAAATTTACATACAGCATCTTTTACATGGTTAGGTGCATTTTTGAACCATTCAGTTTCGTTTACAACCTCTCCTCGCAAATCTTCAAAAAATTTATGTAGATAATTTAACTCTTGTTGATTGGTATCTTTTGTAATCTTTTTATCTATAATATTCTCGTAAGAATTGATAATGTCGATTTGTTCATTTAGTCTTTCTGGATAGTCCTGCTGTCCCCAATTACTAAACCTATCAGTTTCGTATAATTCATAATTTTTAGATAGTTCAGAGAACCATTTATTTGCTATATCAGTATCTCTTAACTTAAAAGTTAATACTAGATCATCAACGCCATTAGTAAAGGTTACATTAAACATAATCTTTAAACTCTATTGTAACATCTGTAAAACTTTGATTTCTTGTGTTATCTAGGGCTTGATTAAACTTCACACAGTCGTCCCACTTATCACTTTGATCTACGGCATTAATATAGTTTATATTATCTTGTATCTGTCCTAGCGTATAGGGTAACAGTTCAGGATGTTGTCTAACCATTTTAAATTCTGGCACACGTGATTTAATCGCCTCTAGTCGCATAATTGCTAATTCCTTTAAAGGCTTTGGCAATACTTGAACACTTAACACTTTAGGATATGCTACTCGGTGTGTATGGAACACAATGCCTATGTCATTTAAAAAATATTCAATCATTTTATCTAATATAAGAACATTGCTGACTTGTACAGTAACAGCACCAACAATGCGACTGATATTTGTTATAGTTTGTATCTGTTTGATGTTGTTAACAAGTTCGGCCCATGAGGCGTTACCACGTACATATTCATAACTACTACCAATGCCATCGATGCTTACGTTAACAGCTACGCTCTTAAACTTGGGCCAGTACTCCCATACTGTACGATTGCTCTTGCCCAATATACTTAGATTAGTCGCATACTTGATTTCAATTTGATGCCCGTACGGGGCAAGCATATCTAAAATCTTATAATGCTGTGGATCCATTAACGGCTCACCACCAGCAAACTCTACACGACGGAAGTATGGCAATAATTTTTCTAAACTTGCCCACCATTCTGGACTATCTTGAAATTTGTCAAGATGAGGTTTATTTTCTAAGTTGTGTTCTTCTACAATAGCATACATGATATTACCTTCTGCTTTGTAAAAGTCTTTAACTTCACTCCAATCGTTCCAGCTGGTACTATCCATTGGATGGCACATACGACATTTAAGATTGCACAAGTTGTTTAGTTTAAGTTCCATGGTAGGAATCTCAAACGGCATAACTTCTAACAATGGTGTGTTAGGATATAGATTAATACGTGCTTCTGGAATCTTACCACTAACGTGTCTTTGACGTAAACTTTCAACCCCTTGATCCTCTAAACTAAAACACGGTTCGCACTCGGCCGGGCGTTCTCCGTTTAACACTTGTCGACGGATACGTTGCATCGTATCGTTATTCCAAATATCTTCTAGTGTAGCATCTTGTATAAAACCTACAGGATGGCTACGACAGCAAGCGCAAATGGCTCCATCTTCGCGTGTTGCTAATCCTGTAAATGGATGCATACAAAATGTTTTACTTTGATTCATTGACTATCTCGTATAATTTTTTAGCCGCTTCTTTATGTGCTAATGGACCTGGGTGACTATTATCTAAAGCGATGTCTAATTTATGGTTGATTATACTCTTAGAAGTATAATGTTCTGGCTGGTTAATAAACACTGGCATCTTGTTATACCATTGATGTTGAAAAGCAGAAAAATGAAGCTGTTTTTCGACTTGTGTTTTCAAATAAGATTCTGCGTGATGTATATACAGTCCTGTCCTAACAGCTAAGTCATAATCGTTGTGTATGTCAAAATACTGTTTAACGAATTTAGTATCTTTATGCCACGCACTTACTCGAAGATCTGATTCAACACCAAATATGTTTTTATTAAAAATACAATCTCTTAGATTAAAAGTCCAACCTGCAATTACTACATCGGTCTTTTGAAAACCTTTAAACGTTATAATTTCTTTTAAGATCTGAATATTACTAGACCCGCATACTGCCTTATTGATTACTTCAAGTTCTAACATGTCTCCTAACAGTTGGGGCCATGCAAATTTGCTAGGATTAGGACCAGGCCAATTCTTTTCAGGAATGTGGCAATCATCTAATCCGTGCCCAAACGTAAAGCTATCCCCAAATGTTATTATTCTAGGCATTTTCTAAATATCTTATTAACGGACTTACGCCAACTGGAATACCGTCACGTAACGCAAGATAAATGCTGTTGGTCGGTGTAAGACTAAAATCTTTACAAACTTTGAGATAGTTTTCACCGTGCTTATTCCAAAGATAATCTGTTGGTAAATTTCTAACAAAATGCAACCCAATCATAGCCGGAGCTCTAAGGTTCATATTGAAGTCGTTCATTATTGTAACACTATCTGGGTGTGTTTGTCTAGTCCAGCGTAAACCAATTCTGTTCCATCCTAACCCTAGTCCTTTGCTCAAACTGATAGCGACTGACTTAATAGATGGATGTGATAAATCAAAGTTAATTCCGCGACAGCAAGTAAGCCAAGCGCCGTCCACATGTACACTAATTCCTTTGTCTTGCGCTTCATTTAGTATATCCTCCATTTGAGTATGTACTGCACCTGTGCTAGGAAATGGCATTGCTATTATTAAAGGAACTCCTTCTTTAAGCAAACCGGGGCGAGTACCCCAATTACCTAATCTATCATGATACCTATAATCGCCGACTATCACTTGTGGTTGGCCCTGCATATAAAGGTTGTCAATAAACTGTGTGCAACCGTTCATAATATCTACACGATTAAAACTATCAAATCCTGTAATGGTGTTTACCTTGCTATTAAACAACCACGATGTCATTTCTCTTTTAAAATTAGTGTAAACATTATCACTAATATCTTTATCTATTTTACCACTTAGTACATCCTGTATCAACTGTTCGATATGATTATCAACAAGAGGTTGTGGCCTATCTATTTCTATGTAGGTTTCTGAATAGGTGGGAGCAATCTTATAACGCATTGTAAATATTTAACCCTATTATAGTAGCACATAAATATTTCCATGCTAACCCCAACTACATACTCAGTTGACACAAGTCTATTGCAACAAGCCAGTGATTGTATTCCAAATACAGGAATGAAAAATACAATTAACCAGCCAACTGGTAATTTCTTTTATGATCCTTGGGTATTGAAGGACGAATACAAAGATACAATTTGGGAAGCTCTGTACGATTCTTTGCCTGTGGTCAAAGGAGAAGCAAGGGTAATTATTTTAGAGCCTGGTCAGTGCTATACATCACATGCAGACATAGATGATAGATATCATCTAAACATATCTGGAAGTAAAAGTTATCTTGTTAATCTAGAAACAAATCAAATGCATTTTTTAGATCAGAACGGTATATGGTACGATATGAATGCCGGACAAACACACACAGCCGCCAACTTTGGTAGAACTGCAAGAGCGCAGTTAGTAATTAGAAAGCTATTGTTGAACAACTATATAAAAGACCCTGTGCCAATCACCATACATACTACACTAACCAATCTTGACCAAGCTCGATTCATTTTTGATAATACCATTAGTCCTTGGCTTAACACAGCTAATAAAAAAGGATACATTGCTAATTTTTCCTATACTAACAATCAAGCGACCTTTGACATTGAAGAATCTATGCTTTATGTTTTAAAAAATATATTACCAGAAGAATTTACTTTAGAATGAACCACGCATTATTCTTTTCATTAACAGGCAAACGCTGGGAGCGTATTCTATGGACACATCGCGTTGCTACCTTCTTACGAATGAATGACTGGGATGCTGAGGTTGTAGACTTTACAGCTTTTTGGAAACTAGAAGAACTACAAGAATTTGTACGTAGCAGAACAACAAACAAAACAGTAATGTTCTGTTTTGGAACAGCGTTCTTAAATCCGTGGAGTCCGTACTTAAATGATTTTATTGCGTGGCTTAAACAGGAATATCCTAAGATTCCTATTGTTGTAGGAGGGAATAATGCCTTAACGACCCCAGCTAATCATGTAGACTATTGGGTAGACAGCTACGGAGAAAACGCCATACTCGCGGTATGTAAACATTTGTTAGGAACACTCGGAGCACCTTTAATGCGCGACCCAACTTACTTTGGTGTTAAGAGTGTTGTCCGTGGACTGCATCATTATCCAAGTGCGCCATTAGACAGTTACTTGGTGGATTACGAAGCTCGTGACTTTATGATGCCTTGGGAATGTCCGCAAATTGAAACAGCACGTGGTTGTATGTTTAGTTGTTCTTACTGTAACTTCCCCTTGCTTGGACAAAGTAAAGACGTTAGTGTTAGCAAAGAAGAATTCAAACGTCAAATGCAAACAGGCTATGAAAAGTGGGGCATTAAGAACTGGCGTGTAATGGACGAGACATTTAACGACCGTCCCGAAAAATTACAGAAGTATGCAGATGCAGTAGATGAACTAGGATACAATCCTTGGATATGTGGATTTGCTCGCGGCGACCTAGTCGTTAAACATAGAGAACATTGGGACACTTATATCAGATTAGGATTTCTCGGACATAGCATGGGTATTGAAACATTCAATCGAGAAGCAGGTAAACTTGTACGCAAGGGCATGGATCCTGGTCTACTACAACTAGGCCTATTAGATTTTGAAGCCTATACAGATATTCATGCACCGCAACGATATAGAGCAAATATACAAATGATATGTGGAATACCAGGAGAAACTAAAGAGTCTTGGAATCAATCACTAGAATGGTTAAACAAATATTGGACTAGACAAAGTGCATCCGCACACATACTAGAAGTACCAGATTATGACGAATCTCTAACTAATCAAAGTCGTTTTACTAAAGAGCTTGTTAGCAATGGTTTGATTAAATTAGAAGCTAGACAAAATCCTGGATACGAAGTTTCAAAAGACAGTAATGGAAACGTTGTGTTTAAATCTACTACTCCAAGAGGTGGTGGAGTTGGGAGTACTAGGAATGATATCGTTATTTGGAAACATAATACAATGGATTGGTACCAAGCCGAATCTCTAGTACAAGAATTTTATACTGACGACGGTTTCAAAGGACTGCGAGGATGCAATCCATTCTTATCTGACAGATTGTTTGCTTACTATGAAACAAACAGTTACGAAGAAGTGTATAATCATAAGGTAACTGATGTAGACACATCTGATCAGAAATTTAAAGAACAAATACAATCATACATTGATAAAAAATTAAATTGGAGTAAGCAATGACAGATACAAGTGCATGGGAACGTTACTATAAATTAAATCCCGACGGAAATCCTTGGCCATCAAACATGTTGTACACTCCAACAGTAAACCCAGAACAAACTATAATGTGTGCTCACTATTGCATCGATCCTGCGTATAGACCTAGAGAAACATTAACAGTTCCGGAAGATTTAATAGACTGGTTCTTTCAAAGAGACGTTAAATTCTTAAACCAATTGTCGCATCTTAAAACTACACCGATACTTTATGATGTGGACTATACTAATAGAAAAATCTTTACAGAATGGAATAAAGAAACACTATCTCAAATACTATTCACACCAGGTAGAAGTCTAGACGATGAGCTACCAGATTGGAAAGAACAAATGAAAGATTTCTTTATTTCAACAAAAGTAAATAATTTTTGGAAAGTATCGTTATACCCTAATTGTTTTTTTATCTCAAAAGACAGAGTATTAAAAACTATAGACAATTACGGTATTGTTCCTTATGAAGAAAGATTTATGGAAAGAAAAATAATACAGGGTATCATAGGTAAAGATGGTGCATATAGATTCGATCAGTCAACAGACAACGATGGTGTTATTGATTTTAAGAAATTCTTTGAAATTACAGTAACAAAGCACTTGCCAGAACGCTCGTGGGGAACTACTGTATTTGCTGATATTTTTAAAGAGGTATTTGATAATGAATGATATTGATTGGGATTCGATCGTTACTTCGCTTATGGATCAAGAAGGGTCTGCTGTAACTACTGATCCTGCTAGGTGGAATTTAGATAACCCAGGATATAATGAAGTCTTTGGCATTTGGAACAAGGCAAAGTTTAACCCCGGAGCAATCAAATGGATTAATTATTATCCTGATAAGCATTACCCTCGAGAGGTTGAAGATAAAGTTGCTAAATCTTTAAATTTAAAACATGTTCATCGATCTTGGATTAGTAGATTGGATCCAGGATTTATTGCACCATGGCATTGGGATGGCGATGATAATGAAGAAGAATATTTAAGTCACGGTACTATCATACGATGTACAGTAATCATCAAAAAATTTGCTATGGGACATCTGTTTATTTTAAATGACGAATATTATTATAAACAAGAAGAAGGAACTGTAATAGTATGGCCCAATCACAGTGATTGGCATGCTGGAATCAATGGCGGACTTGAGCCAAATTTTATGTTACACATTTTAGGATCTTACGGCGAATAATTTAATCGTCGTACATTGTTATCTGTAGAGTATACCTAGTATTGTAACCTATATTAGCAGGGCCATGTACAGTCATAGGATCACTCCACTCATACATATCTCCTGCTTTGTAATTGGCTATGTACTGGTCATCCCAAACAAATATATGCCCGGGCTCCCAATCCTGTAAGAACATTGTATAGCGCACTGGATTTTTAACTTCAGTTAATTGCGGATCAATATGCATCGCCTGAAACTCTCCAGGGTACAACATCACAAACCACCAGTTAACATTTGTTCGTTGTTCAGGAACATTTGGTAATGTAAATTTAAAATCCTGCATTTCTTTAGACTTAGGATTTACTTGATGAAAGAAGTGTTGATTATTAGAATATCCAGGACGAGCCATTTCTGTAAATCGTTCTAATATAGGATTGCCCTTCCATCTATCTGGTTGCCATACTGGTGTACGGTCACCTTGGCAAGATGTAAGGTGTTCTATAATTCGTTGCTCTTCAATCCAGGATTTATAGTTACTGATGAATTTCATGTATTTTCTGGATACCCTTTTTTCTGCTCAGGATCAGAGTCGTACCATTCTTTCCATGTTAAAGGTAGTTGTTCGTCAGCAATCTTTTTAAATTTTAATATCTTCTTACCTATTGAGTTATTCTCGGGCTTTCTTTTAACATAGCCATACTCTGCTGGCCACTTCTGTTTTACTCTTTCATTTGTTTCTAAACACAATTGAAAACCTAGCCTTTCAAAAACTGCATTATAAAATCCAGTGCTGGCAACGGCCCAAATAAATTTGTTTGGATCATCTACATATTCTACAAACGTCTGCTTGTATTCTATAGAGTGTTTTATGTTTTCTATCAATTGTTGCTGTTCGTCAGACAACTCAGTAGATTTTAAAATTTCTAATAATTCAAATGCGGCATTGTTGATAGGAACTCCTGTTTCTATCACTACTAAATTTGTAATCTTAGATAAATTCTGTAAAAGAGTTATAAGATTGTGAACTCCTTCTAGAGTTCGAGTTATAACAACGATATCAAAAAATTTACTTTCATTAACACAATTACTAATATAATCTTCTAAATCTTCTTGAATAAACGTAAGATCAGGAAAACTTTCTCTTGATCGATCTACCCAAAGTTTATCAATTTCAACACCTATGTATTCTTTGGCTCCGTTTTCTATACAGTATTTTCCTAGCCATCCTGTTTGACTTCCAAGGTCTAATACTGTTAAATTTTTAATTTCGTCGGCCGGTAGCCATTCTTGATATACAAGCTGATGATGTTCTTTAAAAAAATTGTTCATTAATAACTCTCTATATGATCGATGCCTAACTGCTTACGAAACTCTTCTGTAAACTTACCATCAATACGTAGGCTGTAACTTTGTTCCATAATCTTTTCACCGCCATGCCAATCGGTATCATTCCACCAAGCCGCACGGGTATTGAGATACACTTTGTTCTTATTCTCTGGATCCCACAGGTAAAATGCTTTCTTAGTATTAGGACGAACGTGTATAAACTCATTGCGATGTGGCCTAACTACATCAACACCATTCTTAGCATCTAGGTCTCTATGTTCAAATGGAATACCGTCAGCTTCACAGTGAAAAAATATCACCCGTCCTATATGTTCAAACACAGTACCTTGTAGTTGCTCAACCCATTTAACTACGTTAGGAAAGTACGCGGCTTCTTCAGTAAGTTTACGGGGTGCTGATCGATCATCCCAACTGCCCTCTTCCCATAGGAAATAGTATATGTAGGGATCATATGCACCCATAGCCATTTTAAGATAACGTGTAAACTTGTTGCGTTGTTTGTAATTGCTAAAGTCTTTAAACAGATCGATGCCGCCTTGGTAGATAGGATCGTCTTTTGGCAACGACATAAACTCGTCCATTGCTTGATATATAGGTTTCCAAGATAACTTATAACTCATATTATCAAAACTAAAGCCTGGCTTCATCCAAGTGCCTTCTTTAGCAAACTCGCGAGCTTCTGCAAATCCGCGAATGATTTCTGGCTGTAGTCGATCAAACTGATCCATATCTAAATATGGTGTCATATCGTAGTAGGGGTTGTTATTAATCCCGTGCATCATATTTCCTTTGATACTTTTCAGGTATTGTATCGTATAATGGTAAGTTCTTGTTTACTGCGCCATCTCTTAATATAACTTGATGTACTAACGGACTTACTGGCTTGCCGGGCAACATGTCAGCCCACGACTCAGTTTGATCTTCTTCTAGATCAATAGTACGAACATCAGGCCATTGAATAATTTTAACTAATATGCCGTTAATTCGCAATGGATAATGCACTCTAATACCATAAGACTGTTCGTATTTGTATTCCCAGCCTTTGCGCTCACATATTGCTATCACCATGTCAACTAACTCTGACAAGTATATTTTTTCTTCGCCCGGATGTCGTCCTATGTCCGTACCTACACGCACTCTGTAGTTGTGCGGACTAAGAGTTTTTCCAAACTCTTGTATTTCATCTAAGCAATACTCTAATTGATCTACAGTTTCGAGTGTATAGCTAACATTCTTGATTGGCATGTTTAACTTCATGCAGTTATCGATGCCTTCCATTTGTTTCTTTCTAACAGTTAGTCCTTGATAGTCTGGATGATTTAACCCAATCGTCCAAAACAAATTGGGCATATCCGCAAACTGCTTTGCGTAGTCGTAGTCTGAAAGATATACACCGTTCGTTAGTATCATTATACTTCGAGGTTTACCTGGTAGTGCTTGTATAGCACGACACAATTCAGGTAGGTCTTTTCTAGTTGTAGGTTCAGCACCCATTAGGGCAACAGCGTAGCCGTCGTCCTCCCATGCTCGAATAATATCAAGTATGCTTTCTATACTAGGATCCTTGCTCATGTTATCTGGAATTTGATAACAATGCGGGCAATTTAAATTACATCTATTTGTGATGTCTAAGCAATAGGTTTTGTTTGTAGGCCTATCGTATTTGTAATTAATATAAAAATCAGCATTGGGTTCTACTAGGTGTTCGCTTTCCCCATGCCACACACATCTTTTCCATAACCATATTTGTCCATCTCGTTCAAATTGGATAGCAGGAATGTGTCTGTAACAATGCTCACATAGAGATACTGTGTCTTTTAATTTATTCATACCTATACTTTTTGATCCCTAATATTTTGCAAGTGAAATATTTATAGGATAACTACTGTACAGAAAAGAAATTAGACACTATGGACTTTGAATACTACTACAACAATGTACCTAGAATAGGTTTAACCAGAAACAATTTAATTTACACAAGTTTGATCAGTAAAGACAAAAAAACATTTTGTCAATGGTATCATAACGACACTGAATACCATCAAGGTAAAAATCAAGTAGTAGATCCTGCTAAGATGGACGAGAAGTGGCACCGTGAAATGCATTACTTACACAATATGGCATATCACTTCCCGGATCTAGTTCCTGAGATACTAGAAGTCAATGTTCCTGAGCGTAAAATTTATCTTCGAATAGATGGTCCAGACTTTTGGGAACAAGCCGGATGCGATCAAGCAAACTATGATAGCGTGTTACCTGATTGGCAAGATCAAATGATCAATATCATTCAATCACACAAGTCGCACAATTGGCACAAGTATAGTATGCACCCTAGCAGTTACTTTGTTGTAGATGGTAAATTGAAAAGTATCAATTACTTTTTCACCTATCACAGAGACGAAACACCTATTTCGATTAAAGATGTCGAAAGCCATATCTATACTACTAGACAAGATGAAATCCGCAAGCATTTAGGCACACTAGGAATTGAATGGGATAAACCGCAACCGTGGTCAGTTATGGATCAACTATGCTGGGAAAGTTTTAGTACAAACTATCCAGTAGAATTCATAGAGCGTGTTAAATGTATAGTTTAGTTCCCTGGTCTGAAGACTTAGACCTTACTGCTTTTTACGACGAGGCCACTCGTAGAGGATTCACAAATAACTCTAGTCAACGTGCTATGGTTGATTGTTTTCGAAATGAAACTAACTGGGCTGTATGGATATTGTATTATAAAGATACAGCCGTAGGATCAGTTGCCGCACACACATTAGACGACTTGGGTTATAGAATCTGCGCTAGAACTTGTGCTTTTACAGACATGATGCCTATAGATCATTTGCGTACTAGAGAAGGTATCACAAATCATCAAAATATAACAGCACAATTTTTTATTCCAAAATGCATCGAGTGGGCAGGTGATAATGATATGTACATAACAACACATCCTAGCGAAGTTGGTACACAGCGTCTGGTGCATACTGTTTGGGGACCTTTGCTATCTGCAACAGGTTGCTTAGAACAGGCATTTAATAAAGAGTACAGAGGACATGTACAAACATTTTGGAAACTAAACAAAGATGTATTCCTAGATCAATTAAGCAAGGTTAAAAAATGGTAATGAAGTTCCGAACAGAAAAAAGACAATCAATAGTCTTTTGTATATTAGATATTACTGATAATTGTAAAAGTGGATACGCTAAAGAAATTTGTGTTAACCTAACTGACTTCCTGATTCACAGGATTGATCTGCATGATTATGATATCTTTATCAGTAAAGACGAAGATGCTTTGCTGGCAGAAGCAACTAAAGATTACACACATGCTGTAATGATTTCAGCAGGAACCAGTTTAGGCTTATCAGATAGATTGTTTGATGCAGTAAAAGATCAATGCAAAGAAGACTTTTTTATTGCAGGACATATATTAGATAGATCAGGTAATCCTTACTTTAAAAATTCTTGCTTTGAACTGCATCAGCAGTTTTACATAATTAATCTTGATCAATATAGAGAATTAGGTTGTCCTATTGTTGGCAAAGAAGAATCTGTAGAATACCAACAGCTTGCTCCATTGCGTAGTGAAGAATGTTTGTATGACGATCCAGAAATTCCTGTGTGGATAACTAGAGGCACAGAGCTTACTACCTACTCTATGAAATTGCATGGTTGGAATATATTAAATGTTGCCCTAGATAACAACAAAAAATTATTAACATTGAATCAACATATACGCAGTAATAAAAAATACCTGTACTATGAATATGATCATGTTTTCCTAAGACAGTTAGCAAGTATAAAATACTATCAATTTTTTGCAATGAATCTGTTTGCAGGATGGAACTCAGATCGCTTAAAAGAACACATACCGTTTGACGGCCCAGTTGAGCAATATGCTACAGTTGGAATAGGATTTAACTGGGTTAAAAATTTAGAACTCATTGGCTTTACTGATGATACAAAAGTTATCTTCACAGATATCAATTATAACTGCTTGATGTTTATGAAGAAATTAGTCGAGGAGTGGGATGGTAAAGACTATGAGGAATTTTATTGGAAGCATAGACCTATGTTGCCTAACAACCCTCCTTACATTCCAGAAAACTATAAAGACCTAATAAAAGAGCAATGGCACAAATTTCTAACAACAATAGATGATTGGGATGCCTTGTGGACTAGAATTAAGAACTTAAAATACGATTATGTTCTTATTGACTATACTGCGGCATTTAATTTTGATTGGTTAGAACCTGGTAAGAAAACATTGCTGAATTTAAGCAATCTCTATAATCATTCTCCGTTCGTAACTACATCTAGTTTGAAATACCGTATTAGTTGTGAAAACAGTTTGTTCCAAAAACTTAAAAATAAAGACCCAGATGTAAAAATTATGCTAACTGCTAGAGCCGCTGACGGATTTTGGAAAGTAAAAGCGGACAAGCAATATTTTGACAAAGCAGGAGATTTCAGATATACTGACTTAGTAGATTTAAAAATTCCTACCTGGCACATTAAGGATTGGGAACACGATAGCCCTAGACCGTTAGGCGTTGAACAATGAATTTAAATTATATAGATTTTGGCGGAATACCTATCGGTATATATAACGATGGCCCGATTGGTGTAAGTATTAGCGGAGGCGCAGACAGTGCCTTATTGCTTTATATGTTAATGTCCAATGTAACACAACCTATACACATCTATAATATGTGGTCAAGCAGTAGAAAATTTTCTTTTGCTAAAAGTATTGACAATGTCATTGCGGTATGTTCAAAGCTAACAGGCAATGTCAATTACACAGTACATAAGGTTCAAGTAGAACCAAAGGAATCGATTGAATTTTGCGTCAATATGCTTTCAAATGCACTTAACAAAGACATTGATATAATATACTTGGGACTGACTAAATTTCCACCTAAACAAGTTTATCTACAGTTTGAGCAACAACAGCAAGATTGGCACAACGAATTTAGGAGTGATGAAATTGTGCATCCTTTATTTGGGTTGACTATAAATGAAGGACCAGACACATCCTCGAGCTTAGACAATAGGGCGTATGTGCCTTTATTCAATTATAATAAAAAAGATATTGCTCGATTATATAAGTTATTCGATCTTGAAAATACATTGTTGCCTGTAACAAGAAGTTGCGAAGATGACGACCATCCCGATTCTCATTGCGGCAAGTGCTGGTGGTGCCAAGAACGACTATGGGCATTTGGCCATCTTGGAGAATAAATGAAAGATTACTTTCAATCAGATGCCCGCTATTTAAAATTGGCCATAGAACTACCTTACAAAGAAATGTGCCAAGAAGCATTTAATCTCCTTGACAAATTTACTCCTCACAGGAATGATGAATACGGTACTGAAGGTTGGGGAAGTTTAACCATACACGGTCTTGGTTGGGATAAACATGAAAGCCATAAAGCATATGGGTATGCTAAAGGTAAAGATGCCAGCAAAGATATGCATTGGACAGAGATAGCAGATTCCTGTCCCATAACAACCAAATGGTTGAAGGAAGTATTTCCTTGCAACAAGTATGGTAGAGTTCGATTTATGTTACTCAAGGCAGGTGGCAAAATTGCCCTACACAGTGATTCAAGCATAAAAATAATAGAAAATATTAATGTTGCTCTTAACAATCCTGTAGGTTGTAAATGGGTATGGGGTGACGGTGAAGAGCTTATTATGGAGCCGGGAGGAGTGTATGCTATGAATTTACACTATCAACATTCTGTAATCAATGATAGCAATGAAGATCGTATGCACATGATCATTGCTAGACACGATGCACTTGCCGAGTGGAAAGATCTAGTAGAAGAAGCCGCTTACAATCAGGGCATCACTGGTAGCTATATTGTAATTGACGATCTGCCTTAACGATAATCTTGATCTGGAAAATCGAACGCGGCACGGTGTAGTAGTCGTTTTTCTATACTCTTAAACGGCCAGCGTTTGTGTATTCCTAACCATTGTTCTGCAATAACTATATCGCCATCTTCCCAGTCGTGGTGATAGCAAAATTTATCCTGCACAGTATATTCAGAAAGCCATTTAAATATTTCTTTACTTTCTTCTTTGCTCATTCCAACAAATCCCGAGTACTGAAGGAACGGAAAGTAAAATCCTTTCTTACCTGCTATGTTTTCTATTACTAGGCTAGGAATGTAATCGTTGTTTTGACTTGTATCAGGATCGTCTAGATCGTTTGCTATATACACTCGTTCGATTAGTTTTAGATTTTCTAAAGGTTTACGTCTTTCTTCATCTAATTCATTATATGAAAGAATATTGTTGTTCCAGGTTGTCCTAGAACCTTTGCTTCCTCTCACACTATATAACCATATTAATGATCTTCTATTCGGGTTTGAGTGATCGTTACAATGCCATTGCATTTCTTCTTCCCAGCCTGCTATACCCGTTAGACCTTCTTCGTTCTTTTCGCCTGTTACACGAAGTAGATATCTATCAGATTCTGGGATCTCAGCTCCTTTAAAATACGAGTGATAATGATTAACATCATCATGATAAAACTGTTCAGGATTCTTAAACATTTTTGCAATCTTAACTTCATCTTCAACACTAAGGTTTTGACCACGTGCTACTACAACAGTATTTGTTGCTAATAGTTTTGCTATTTGATTGATGTCGTCTTGTGTAGCCTGCTTGAAATCAAAATCTTCAAGCATCACAGTCCATCCGTTTTCGTGTAATCTATAATTCATTTTATTATACCTTTATACCAATCTTTGTTCTAAATTCTTCAGTGAATCTACCATTAATTCGCAACGTATATGTAGGACGATTAATAGGTTCCCCACCATGCCAGTTTCTTTCATTCCAATAAGCAACTCTAGTATTCATATATGTTTTATCCTGCGTTTCGGAGTTAATAATATAAAAGGGTCTATCTATATCAGTTTTTATATGAATGAATTCGTGTATGAGATCTGGCTTATCGGCTTCTACATACTCTAGATCGGCATGCTCCCAGGGAATTCCGCCCGCTTCGAGCACTAATAGATTTGATGAGGATAAACTTTCAAATATACCTGATGTTTTAAAAGTTATAACCCAATCTATTAGTTTAGAAAAATGTATATAGAATTCGCCCATGCCCTGGGGATGCCATCCTTCTTGGAGTATTCTATATATAGAGTATAGATCGTAACCGCCAAACGCAAATTTAAGATACTCAGTAAGTTGATTATAGTTTAGATCCTTGCCAGCTATCTTTAAAGGATCTGTGTCTGGCAACGAGTTCCATAATTTATATGCATCCCATACCGGTTTGACTTTTAGTCCTTGTGCATGGGGTCGAATAGTACCTTCGGGGATTTCATGTAATCCGTCTATAGCAAGATGTTTAGCAGTAGCTATCCCTCTACAAATTTCTGGATGTAGACGATCAAATTCAGTCAAATCTATATAGTTTTCTAAATCTATAAAACTTTGATTATGTATCATTTGTTACGATTTGATTGATTGTTATTTTATGATATGTGTTGTATCTATCTTGCAGGACGTTTTGATATTGTAAAACTTTGTCTTCTACAAAATTAACATAATCTTCTTGTGTATTAAACAAAAATGTTTTAGTTTGTGTTGAATAGTCTTCGCTGACCTTGCTAGAAATACTAACGAGTTTGTTAGTATCCTCAAATTTTTGTTTGATGTACTCTAAGATGCCCTCGTCAACTTTGTAAAATTGACGTATGATACCATCTATTGGTCTTACACTAATTATTTCTAATTTTGTCATGTATAGTCCTTTACAAAGTTAACATCAAGTTTTGGACAAGATACAAAAGCATCAGCTCTAGTCCAGTCCCAATTATGCGCACTATCTGGTATTAATTTGTTACCTATGCAAATAAATGTTTTTAATAAAAATTCATCATCTGTTTTGTTTTTTACTAATAAGTCGTAATCAACATGTAGATACTCTGCTATTTCTTCTAGACGAGGATCGTGGCAATCAAAGCTGTTACAAAATGCTAGAGCATAACCTCTCTTTAACGCTTCCATGCCTAACTTAGAATAAAATCTTCCTAGGTTGATCAAAGACTTTCCATCTAATAGACTAGGAGGAAGTACAATTAACAATGGCGCCCATAATTGAGGAATTTTAAAATCGCTATTGAACTCTCCGCTCCTATTCCAATGCCCGATATAGTAAATCTTTTTAATGATTTCTTTATCCTGGATTAGGCTTTTCTTGGCAATTGGATTACTGTCTAAAAAATCATCTATCATCTTTGATAGATATTTCACAGTTTCTGCATCTACAGGAGTATCGATATCGAAAGATCGATTAGCGTGTGATAGTGTATGATTTAGTGTGAGATTATACATCTACTAATACCTCAAAGTATTTGGGTGAATTAGATTCATCTATCCTGTATGGAATATTGTTGTTTTGAAAAAAACATTCTAACGAACCAATAGCCATTCCTGTATGATGATGGCTTTCGTAGAAAGTAAAAGACGAAGGCATAGTCGCTTCTAAATCCGTTCTTTCGTCTATGTCAAAATACTTAGTGGTTGGTATAAATTTCAATCTAAGAGTTTCGTCTTCTTTTGTTATTATACATTCAAAATAAACTCGCCCGCATCTTGCAGGTGCGTTATTAATCACGTTTTTGATTGATTCTAATAGGCCGGGATATTTCATTATATTACTACTTATCTATCAATAAATATTGACACATATTTTATGAAGGGTACTTGAAATGAATGGCATAATGAGTGAAAATTGGGAGCTCAAGCAAGAAGATATATACTTTTTGTTCCAAAGTAAAGATAACAATTATCTGTGTTTGAGCTATGCTGTTAGAGGCAACTATACCATGCACCTAATGCGAGCCTTATTTGTACGTGATATGAATATGATCGAGGGGGACATTAGAAAGTATCAATGGTGTCCAGTATTTGCTGATGAAAGTAGAGATAACTTTAAATTGTTTCTTCATTTTGACGGAATCTTGTGCCAAGACATAATAGATCGTGGCGAAGGTTTAGATGCCTATTGTCCAAATTGGAAAGACCAATTAGAACAAATTTGTTTAGATCTTAGGACTGAACGGATTTACAAAACTACTATGAGTCCTAGATATTTCTTTATCGATAAAAACAAAGTATTGAAGATGTTTGGATTCTTCAGGGCATATACATACGGAGAACAGCCCGTTTCTACAGAGCTTATAATGCCTACTTTTAGCAAAGAAGAATCGCAGTTAATACAAGGTCAAGGTATGATTGATTTTAAAATCTTTGAAGAACTTACGTTTAAGAACAGCAAGTGGCCAGACGATGCTCTGATGGAAATTTACAATAAACATAGCACAGATACTGAGCAAAATTCACAACCCGCAGATTTGAATAAATAAAGTTATGCTAGATACCCTAAAACAAAAATTACTCAGTTGGACCCCTACAAAAGCCAACGAATTCTTCAATAATATATCAAGATCTGCTCCAGGTACGAGCAGAATTTGGGAGTTAGCTCCTACTGGGTATTTTTTATACGATTCCATGTACTCTGCATACTTCGATTACAATGGAAAATCTTATACCCTGTCAGTAACCGACACAACAGAAGACTATGCTAGAAAACAGTTATTAAGTAATGCGGCTGTTGAAAATGGCTTTATTGCAATTGAAAAGCCGTTATCATTTGAATCCTTAGATATTTGGGGAGTTACCTATACCTATGCTGAAGAAGTTAGGCCATATGGTTCACTAGGAATTAGTCTGTTAAATCTAGTACTAACTGACAATCAAGAAGCTGTACTCCAAGGGTGCATTAATGATTTTTTTAAGATAAGACAACAACTTATAGAGTTAAGAGACCTAACAGTATTACCTGTGCCTAACAGTTACTATAATGTTTTTGATCCGTTTAAGCATCTGTATTATGATCCTGCTTCGGGAAACTATTTTCTTGTAGGCGATTTTTGTAATGTCTTTGGTGCCCCACCAGAAGAATGGACAGACGAAGTATTCATTCAAAAATTAAGCAATCTTTTTCCAAATACAAAAATTACCATACCAACGAGATAACATTATGTACAACGTATCGACATCATTAATTGAATATAAGATTTATGAAAATGACCAGGAAATTTATGCCTGTAAAATTCCTTATGATTTATTGTACGTTGTAAGAAATTTAACTGAAGACGGAACTGGATCAAGATACTCAGAGGTTAACATAGACGGTAACTTGTTTAGATTTGGAAGCATAGGCTACGATGTACCACAGGATTATTCTTCAGATGTACACGAAGCCCTAACTACTAATCAAATAATAGCCGAAGGGACTACACGTCACGAAGCTTTTATGCAGTTAGCAGAAGAGCAGTTAAATCTTGAAAAGGCAGAACACACTACTGCTGAGTTACAACGATTAGCTATTGAAGCATTCAACGCCTACGAACAACTGTTACTTGAGCAAAAGCAATTAACTGAAGAGCAGGCTCGATTAAACGAAGCAGAAAAATTAAGACAAGATGAAAATAGAATTGCTCTTGTTAGAGGTGTTGCTTTAGATCCATCAACAGCACCTGCGGCCTTAGAGAGCGAATTTGGACAAAGCGGAGATATTCGCCGTCAAGTTGCGGCCGTGATGGAAAGAGATATTTCTATATCTAAAAGAATCGTTCAACTTCCGAGAGTGCTTTGGATGTCTAGTTACGAAATCATGGAAGTAATTGGAGCTCAATCTAGCCAGGATCGAGAATTTTCACAATTAGTCTCAGATAATTTACCAGACGACAGCAGTTTAAAGATTCTGATAAAATCTTTTGGTTGGGCTAATTAAAAATCTTAACCCCGTAAGTTTTCTCCCACTCCTCGCAATCCTCATGGTCGTTAACCATCGGCTTACCTTTAATGTTTAAGCTGGTGTTTAACAGCATTGGGCATCCAGTTGCTTTATACCACATTACTAATAATTCGTAGAACTCGGGATTGTCTCGCTTTGATACAGTCTGTACACGACTACTGCCGTCAGCGTGAACGATAGCAGGAAATAACTCAGGATTCCTACAACGAGCGACCATTTGCATATAAGGACTACTGCCGTTACCAGGGATATCAAAGTAATAATGAGCCAACTCCTCCAGAATCGCTGGCGCAAATGGTCTAAATTGCTGTCGTTGTTTAATGTCATTTACTCGTTCCTTTATCTTGATACTTCTAGGATCTGCCAACAAGCTTCTATTTCCTAATGCTCTAGGCCCGAACTCTGCAGGACCTCTAGCTACACCACATATTCCGGATGTTAACAATTCGTTCAATATGTTGCGGTTGTTATGTCTTGTGCTTATGTTATGTCCTAAGTAAGGACCCGTCCATTCTATATGTTTTCCTAACTTGGCCAGCACCGCACCGATAGCACTTCCGCTGTCTCCGGGCGCAGGCATTATCCATACTTTGTTAAAATACTTGTATGCTATAGGGTTTGCCGAACAGTTCAATGCACAGCCACCCATGAACACTAAATTTTGACTTGGAACTGTTTGTAATGCATACTGTAATACTCGTTCAAATACTAATTCGTATACTGCCTGTGTTGCGGCCGCGATGTCAAACATATCCTGTTCTGTAGACAACTCGGGTGCCCAGTCAAGACAGCCTTTGTGTAAATTTTGTCTCAGTCGAAATAAATGATTGTAATCGTCATTAGGAAACTGAAAGAAATCTAGAAGTATTCTATTAAAATGTTTTTTAGGATCTCCGTATGCGGCCATACCCATCAGGATATATTCTTCTTCATTTGGTTTTAATCTGCAACGCTGAGTCATTGCGCTGTACCAAAGTCCTAGACTATTTGGGTAGTCTAAACTGTATACTTTAGTTAGATTATCTCCAGAGCCGTGCCAAATAGTAAGTGTTTCATATTCCCCTATTGCATCAATGACTAACACACACGCATCATTAAATTTTGATGTATAATATCCTGCGGCCGCATGAGCATGATGATGGCTAACGTATTCTATTGGTAAAGAAAACAAATGTTTTTTTATGTATTGTCTAATATTGTTTTCTTTTAGATTCAACCCTTGTCCTGCTTCTAGCTGTCTAAGTGTTTTTAGTAAAGGCTTTTCATACCAAATAATTTTACTAGGTGTTAAGGTTTTGGTATGGAGATAGTAGTGTAAGTTGTGATCTAAATGAGCATCATTTTTAATGCCCGACCAGCGTTCAGTTTCAGAAGCAAATATCAGCCGGTCGTTGTCAAACACGGCAACTGCCGCATTATGACTGTTAGCCGATATCCCCCAAGTAATCATTTGTAAATGAATGGATCTCGTTTGCGCAATTCTTTAATTCTCTGGCGATCTTTATACCATTGCCAAGGAGTTGTTAATATTCTTATAAACCAGTTCATATTGTTCTTTTAACCACGTGTAATCGTTAATCTTACTTATTTCGGCTTTGTTCTCAAGGCCAAATTTTTTGCCAGCCAGTGCTCCTGCATATCCCTGTGCGCCAAATGGCACATCTGTGTTAAGCTGACACCATGCATCTAACCTATCTTCAGTTTCAGTATCTACCTGCCCATCAATAGTTTTGCTAGATAGTTTAGCACATTCTCTAAATGCACTACGCCATGTACTAAATGCATCTGTGTTAAACGCTGTGATGTTGCTAACCTCCGGCATTGCTTTGAACTTGGTACTGATGCTGGTAGTCATATCTGGCTTAGTCAAGTCCATTGCTAGAGTAAGTTTCTTTGGAAGAAGTTTAACTCCTCCATATCCGTATTCTAAGTTATTAAGCGGGTTGCGACTGCGCCACACATGCACACATTCTAAATCCCATTCTGGTACTTTGTAATCAAAGTTAAATGAATCTAATATTTGTGCATCGCCGTCAACGACCCAAAACATTTCAGTAAAGCTCATACGTGCCGCTTTTATATGCGCTTGATGTATGCCTGTGACATCCTTAACACGTTTAGCTAATGGGAACCGCGACTTAACACGCTGATAGTTTTCTTCAGCAGTTGGTTCTCCGTAACTGATAAAAATTAAATCATACACGATTGAGCTTATAAAATTCGTCAAAAGTATGTACTACGTATGCACTAACGTCGGCATCGAGTACAGGAACATCAATAAAGTCTTGTACTTTTTCTTTGTACATACAAACAATCCAACGTGGATCAGTTGTTGCTTGATCATTAAACATTGTTGTTAATACATCAAAGTCTCGAACGTGTGTAATATCCCAATCGGTACACATAGTTCGATACACGCCCTCCCAAGCTCCGGCAATAGCCCACATACCATTTTCTACATGTGCGCCCAGTGTAAGCCATTGTTTTAGCCTGTGTAGATTTTCCCACCAGATTACTTCTTTTGCCGGCTTACCTTGTTCAAGTCGTATACCTCGATCTAAACACATTTTTACACCTTCACGGAATCCTGCTCTCCATGCTTGTAGCGGTGTTGTGTTTATAATTGTTTCGCTGTATGATTTAGTTAAAGGATAGTAACCTGTTTCCCAACAAAAATCTACTTGTCCTTTTTCTTCTAATGCGGCTTCGTGTGTGCGCATGTTCCACACAAACTCCCTGCGCCAAGCCTTGATGCTACCATTACCGTAGCGTAGTCCGTTAATACAATTACGTCCCGGCCAGTTAAATGCTTGGGCATTTGGATAATCATCTAAGTTTAGTTCAATGTCCCAGAATGTAGGATCTACAATATTGTCTGCGTCTACCGTAACGAACCATTCAGTTTCGCTTTGATCAGCCGCGGCCTTATGGCAAGCGTCACTACCTTTAACACCATGTACACGTTTAGCCCAAGGTGCTTCTTGCAATAACCTAGCGTAGTTTAATTCTGCATTTGGTTCATCATACGAGATGAATATGCAATCTAATTCATTAATCTTTAGAGATGACATAAACTGATATTGGATTTGGTCCTGTATAATCTAATTCTATAGGTACTCCGTTGATAAAATCATTCAACTGAATTTCTTTAGTATCATACAGATTATATGGATTGCCTTTTTCTGTAATATGCACATTATACACTTTTTCTTTGACCAATGTCAATCTTTCAATATTTTCTTGATTGGTTAAACTGTCAAAATGATGTTGATCGTAGTGCAGTTTTAGGACATCATCATTCAGGTGTACAATTATAGCACAATCTGCTATAAAATTTTCGTAAGATCGAATAGATTTAACAGTTTCAAGATCGTCATTTTTTACGATCCTGCTGGTGAACATACGTTTACGTCTAAATCCTGTTATTGCATTTTTTTCAATCAACGGATAATATTCGTTTATATTTTTAAAATCGACAAAAAATGTTTTTATCAATTCCCACTGAACTTCCATTATAGAACAGTTAGGATCCTCTATATAGTGAGCTCCTATAGATTGTATGTCAAGTGTAGAGGAATTAAATTTTACATAATGTCTTTGTATTTGTTCCATACTTTCTCCTCTAACATATTAACTAGGTTTTCACTGATTAAATTTTTTTGTGTGTAATGTAAGATGTCCTGTTGATGATATGGTCCAATCTTTACATTGAAATCTTTATTGTAATGAAAGGCAATGTAGTCAGTCCAGTTAGATGCTGATTCTCCAAATCCTTGTGATCTAGATTTCATATGTGTAAACCTAGGAAATGGCAATGTTGGGTCGCTCATATCTTCCACCATATCTAACATTTTTGCGGTTAATGCACATGCTTCGTCAGTAGGTATACTTTCAAAATTACAGTTAGTCAATTGATTTTTCCAAGTTTCTGGATAATCAGTTAAGGCCCGCATTATATCCCAAAACTTCGAAGTTTCTCTACTCTGTTTAAAATATAACCAGCCAGAATAAAAATCTGGTAGATCATTATCAATAAAAACTTGTCGATAATATTTGCTGGTCATTGTGTCGCCCCGGAATGTCATAGGACGAGTTGCACACCATAGGTCGTGTTTCTGCATGTGCGTCCACCAGTGGCTAACATCGTTAAGGAACAAGAAGTCACCATCGATGAATACTGTTTCTTTGTAAGGAGTATGTTCATACGCCCGTGATCTAGCGTTCATTCCTTTAGGCCCTTCGTAATCTATAATGTCGTCAAACACCCAGGATAGTTTTAGAGATTGTACACTTTTTACATTTGTTGTAGCAACACTTACATTGTTGTACCCTTCTGGTTGGGTTAATTTTATAGTTAGAGCAGTTATATAGGCCAGCCTGATATAATTTGTTTCTTTAACATTATTAGCTATCATAAAATAGCCTTTATCTAATAGTTTTTCAATCATGTAAGTTAACCAATGCGTCTATTTTTTCTAGCAACTCAATCTTATTCATCATATGAATATCTTGATTAGTTGTTTTAACAAGTATATTCTGATCACTTACTGCCCAAGTTAAACCAGTGTCTGTTATTTTTAACAAAGAATCTCTGTCGTTAAACAAAATAGGACTAGGTAAAGCTGTATAATATTTTTCAGCTCCGAAGCCTCCCATAACATGGCATGCTACAGTAAATGCATAGTCATTGCGAAACCTTCTAGTATCAAACTGATAGAGTGTTCCATACCATGCCCAATTTTCTCTAATATGATCTACTAGATCAAAAAGAATTTTATTTTCAGGAGTCTTATTGAATATGATATTTGTTGCCCAAAGCATATGAAGACTCTGCGGACTAAATGAAACACTACTACCGGGCCTATTAGGACATAGGTCTTTCATATTTTCACAAATCATGAAATCATAATCACTATCTAAGTACTCTTTCAGTCTATTACTGAATACTAGAAAATCACTGTCAATTAATAGTGTACGATCATAAGGGGTAAGATCATAGATTCTATTTCTGTTTATGTTTTTAAATGCAATTTGTTTTCCGGACAAGACACGTGAATTACCAGTATCTTCAATTTCAGTTACAATGATTTGATCGAAGTTGCTAGGATCAATTTTTTCCAGTGTAATCTTATCTGTTACAAGACTTACTGGTATATTAAGATGTTTGTTGACTAGACCAGCCGCAAGAACTGCTTGTAGGCCATAAGCAATATCGCCGTCAAAGGCAAAAATACAGCATCCCTGATTCATAGGTCTACCAGTTTTGCCGCAGTTCGTTTTTGTTTAATTGCTTTATAGTCTGTTAGGTATCTGTTCGTAACTTCAAAATACGTACTAACTACACGAGATTGGAAATCCTCTAAGTCTTCAATTTCTACGGGATATCCGTTATCATCAAGGATAACAGCAGACCCGTATTCTTTGATAGAATTTATAAAACCAATTAGAGTTCGATCAACTGTGAACATGCCACCGCAGTAACCTATAACAAGTTCTGCGTGTGCTTTGTCTTTTAACCGATGTCTTTCAATTCCGAGAGTTTGTCTATAATCAGCATGTTCTAATGCCTTAACCAATCTTTCGTCCATTTCAACCTTTCAATTAATTTGACGGCTCTATTCCTGGATAGTACACAGAATAATGTTGTACGCCGTCTATATAATTATACGCATGAGTCTGGCCTGTGGGTTGAATATTGAAAGGATATACAAGCGACTGTGTCAATCCGGCATTACCAGATGAAGTTATACTAGAACCTCCTGTTCCGGTGTATTGATTAAGTATAGCTGAAATTACTATAATAGATTTGGCTTGGAATAAATCAGAAGTGTCTAATCCAAGCCACATGGCAAAATAACTGCCGGTATAATGTGCATCCGCTTCGTATACCCTAGCTGTGAAAGGAGTGCCCGGTGTAGCTATTAAATCTGGATTCACCAACATGTTTCCGCCATAAACCCCACCAGTGAGATTTAGTGTTGCAGGATAAGACCCAGATTGACCAAATTGACTGAAGGAGTCCTTAGTGAGTTTGAAAGCCCCTTGACCGCTGAGTAAGTCTGCCCATCCCTGACTAATTGGATTTTGAACTGAAGGAACAAAGCTATAATTCCATGCTATATATCCACCACCATTCCAGAAACTTCTAAAACTGGCATTATTTGCGAAATCAATTTGATAACGGAAGCCGTGACCACTATCAAAGGTAATATTGCCGCTATGTGCAGACCATGTACTTAAAGTTAGGTTAGTTGGAGCGACTGTATTTCTATTAGTGTAAGTGTAATCAACCGCGGCACTTAATCCGTTGTAGTCAGATTGTGTAACCAAATATTTTGTAGTCACAGGAACCCTAGATATAGGTTGATATCTTGTGTTAGCAATGTGTTGATAACATTTGTCAACGTCTTGGGCGATTTGATCGTATTCTATACCAGTGATCTTATCATTAGTGTTTACTGCACTACTTGTATAACTTTGATTCCAACCTACGTCTAAGGTTCCGCTATTTGGCGCACCTAGAACTGCGGTTACTTTCCCTTGCAAAAGATTCCAGTCACTGTGACTTACAGCGTTTGATGATCCTTGCACAGGTGCAGACTGTATCGATAATGTGAAAGTACCAGATGCCGTATTGCTGGTAGCATCTGTCCCTGTAACAGTATATGTGGTTGTCTGCAGAGCTCCGGTTGGAGTTCCGGAAATAGCTCCATTTGATGTATTGAAACTTAGCCCTGCCGGAAGACTTGGACTAATGCTGTAAGTCACAGTTCCGGCGCCACCAATAAACGATACTGGAATAAATCCAGTTATCAGAGTTCCGGCTGTGCCTAGTTTTGATGGGACTAAAACCGAAGCAGTTATTGTATTGCCTATAACGGCCCCTCTTTCTGCAAGAGTTGAAATTTGACTGGTTAGATTGTGATTAGGATATGCAATATTAGCGGCCGCCCAATCACCCCCCTCATCTAATTTAAAATACTTTACTCTATTGTTTCCTAGTTCTGCTTGTAGAGTATTAATAAAATTGTCAGTAAGAATCGCAGGCACTAATGTGTCATTTATATTATTAAAGAAAATAAATTTAACACTAGAGTTCTTTACAGCATTGTGCCATGTACCAGGACTGCTATTTGTGCCGTATTTGTACCTAGGCGAAGCCGCTTGTAATGCTGTGCTGTTACCTGTACTGTTTACATAATTGTTTACAATATCTTTTGCAGTCTGCGTGATAGTTCCATCATTTAGAGTAACATAGTCTAAGTCCATCGGCCCGACTATAGGACATATTGCAGTAATCGGACCTTGTCCGTAATCATAGATATATTTCATACCAGCATACGCCACCAAATGTCCTCCAGCACTTTCTCCTGCTAGAATAAGTCCATATGTGTTGGCCGCGGATACTATCTGATTCCATAAACTATTATACGAAGAACCGGCATTTTGTATAGTACAAAATCTTAGAATAGTTTCAATATCATCAGCTCCGGCGGGATGATAATTTCCAACACTGCCTCCCGGTGGAATATAATTTGTGTCAGTAGTGGCCATTCGGTAGTTACAGTTAACAACAATATAACCTTTAGATACTAATTGTCTTATTTGATCGTCATCGTTAATCCAATATCCTCCTTGGCTTGTAGTAAAAGTTGACGAAGATTTTGCTCCACCGACCCAACCACCGCCATGAACCCAAATTATGACTCCTTTTGGAGCACCACTATCTAATTGAAAGATGTCGCAAGTTTGAATAGGATCTGATCCGTACTGCACATCATATGTCTGGTGATATGATATAGGACTGGTTATTGCTAGGTTGAACTGAGCAGTTGCCGACACACCACCGCCAGTGACTGTAACAGTATAAGTAGTTGCCCCTTGAGTAGTTGTTGTTCTTCCTGTGATCTCACCAGTTTTGGAATTTATATGTAGGCCGGTATCAAAATAAACAGGACTGCCAGCACTACCTACGTTAGAAGTATAGCCAGGCGAGATGGTCCAGGTTAGCTTGCCTGAATCTGTTGGAAATTGTAACACTGAACCATCTGTTATCCCTGCTCCAAAAATCCCGTCCCCTACTTTAAAGTTACCGACTGGCGTTGCAGATACTAAATGAAAGTATGCTACATCAGTTCTTCCGGGGATGGCCTCGATCCAACATTGTGCAGTACCGTTTAATGTGCTCATCGGTAACGAAGGACTAATAGTATAAACAAGTTGGCCAACACCTCCCGATCCAATTACGGGAGTAAATTTTGCTACAGTTCCTGCTTTGATAGTTGTTGAAGGCAATGCGACAGTTGCCGATGGTGCTGGAGGAAAGTATGCGTACAATGTTCTATTTGGTGCACCTTGAAGTAGTCCGGTGTCGTACAGCGGGTTGACAACGTTATAACCGCCGTCCTGCATAGTGCCTTCTTTACCGTGGTCGATTAAGTACTGTTGTGCATCTGCTTGAGTAGTTGTTGGGAACAATTCTAATAAACATGCTAATAGTCCTGTAACTTGAGGACTCGCCATTGATGTTCCATTAATCTTAACTTGATAATAGTTGCTATTTCTAGCATCGGCTACGGCACCGCTGTAAGTGGTATTATTAAAAACTGAGCTTGTAATGTAAGAACCAGGAGACCATACATCGATTCTAGGACCTGTTTCAGAATATCCTGATTTAATATCAATGTAGGAAGAACTTAGAGCACCAACTACAATACCATTAGAAACTGTAGTAAATGTTCCTCTATTATAGTAATATGTCGTTCCAGAAGTTACAAGACTATTATTATAATCAGGATCAGTTGTAGATTGATCGTCTCTGGCTATCTTTGTAGAATAATTACCAGCGGCACTGACTACTATGATTCCTGCATTAATACAGTCTTGTAATTGTGATTCATATGCAGGATATCGGTATAGTATTCTAACCTGAGTATTACTATAAGTTGGAAAACCATAACCATTAAGGGTAGCTACACTAAATCCGCCCGACGGTGCTGTGTAAGTAGTTCCTCTGTAGGTAACCGAACTGATAGTAGATATATCAATAACTTTTTGAATGACCCAACTGTTGTTTATAATGGTCGGATTTCTAGTACCAGTCGCAGGGTTAACCGCCTTGTTCTGGTGCCAATATTTTATGTACTCAAAAAAGTATCCGTTAATAAACTGATTAGTGGTAAAGTTAAAAGGATTGCTATCATTGCCATATGGATATATGTTGTAGATGTTGGCGCCCCTTGCCCAACCGTTAGTATTACCACATGCAATGCCAGCGACGTGAGAACCGTGCATATTGTTGGATTCTAAGGCCGCGGTCGCTCCTTGGGATTGACGATATGGGGTGTATATGTAATTGCCGTTAGTCGATCCCCAAAGTCCGTTACTAAGACTTAACCAGTTAAATTGATTATACCGACTCCCACCACTACCATCCGAGTTAACCGCGTACTCTGGGTGCGCCGGATCAGCGTGGCCATCTACAATTACTACGTCAACGTTAGTGCCGCTAAATGGAATATTCACAGTTGCTGATACATCGAATAATTGTTGAGGACTGTCACTTCCCCACTGAAATCTTTGAACACCTTCCACTGCCCTTAAGATGCCCCAATTGTTGTCTCCTTGAGCAGTTGTATAACCTCTACTCCATAAATTAGAAGTTTGTGTGTAACCGCCAGCAGGTACAGCTTCGATTCCTAAATCCTTCATGGTTCTAGTTATTTCCCACACCCTTGGATCTTGCCTTAATAATTCAGCTTCTGCTTCAGTCATCATGTAATGAGTGGAACGACTGGCAGTTGGATTTAAACAGCAATCAACAGCTCGATCAGGCACGCATTCGCTACCGCCGGAATTTATAATTTCGTCGTGTAGTGCTGGTTTGTCTTCAATGTTGTGTACAATTACAATATATTCAATTAATTCGTTCATGTTATTCCTTAGGTCAGGATTCCGTTTGAGGAAGTTGCCGCACCTGCCGCATAGGTGTACGGATATTTTTGAGTTATAGTTACTGCAAAGTTACCATCTATGGTGTCTGGTCCTGCTCCTACAGGAGTATGAGCATCAACAAGTAATATTTGAATATTCATAGTCTTTGCCGATCCGGGAGTATTGTCTAACCACACACTTGCTCTATAATAATTTGATGTATAGTTTGTGTCTTGATCATATACTTGAATAAATGTTACCGGTATAACACTGAATCCGCTGATGCCTGAAGTATTGTTAACTGTACCAGTCCACGTGTTACCCGATTGTCCGCTTGCTGTAGCATTAATATAAAAAAACCCAGCGTTTGATAATAAGTTTGTCCAGCTTTGATTTTGTGAATTTGTGGCGCCTGCGTATCTAGACACATTCCAATAAACTTGTCCACCTGCATTCCAAAAACCGTTAAATTCAGCTACGCTTGCCCATGAGAACGTATAAGTTGCACCCAATGTAGCTGTCCAAGTGTATGCTTGTGTGTTACTGAACATGTTTGATGTGGTCAGCTGTGATGCGGCCGCGTATGTTTTATAAGTGTTAATATAAGTTGCCGCCGCTGAGATGTTGGTTAGATCTGCCTGAGTAATCTGCGTCCCAGCATTCCTAGTAGGCAATGCTGATGCCGACCCTGTGATGTGTGTATAGCAATAATCAATGTCAGTTTTTAGTGCATTGTAATGAGTATGATTAATTTGAAGTGAGCTATTAACCTGACTACTGGTAATACTGCTGGCTTTACCCCAACCCTTGCTTAGGTCAGTAGCCGTTCCCATTACACCGGCTATCGTTGACTGTAAAGGATTCCAATCTGATGCGAATACTTTTCCCATATTATTTCTCTTATGTTATAGAATTAGTTGTACCAGCTACTGCCGGTACTTGTGCCGCGTAGGCATAGTAAGTGTTAACAGACCATGAAAATAAAGAATCAACATAGTCATCAGTTGTATGTGCCGGTGCAGTATGTGGATCATTCAATGTTGCTGTTATTGTAAAACCTGTACAGTCAAATACTCCTTTACCTAAGGGGTATGGATTTACAGTAAGAGCATAAGCATTGGATGTATAGTGCGCTTCGGTAGATAACAGTCTAAACATGAGACCATCGTGCCCTGGAGACTGTCCATTTTGTATTATATTATATAAACCGCCGTTAGGAAAAGTACCTGCTCGACTGTTGTTGTTTTGGATAGCGGCATCGCCTGAAATTACAATAGTTCCTACTGAGTTTAACAAGGTTGCCCATGCGCCTGTTTGCGGTGTACCACTGCCTCCAGAAAACCCAGCCGACACTGATATGAATCCGCCCGAGTTGGCCCACCCTCGAAAGTTAGCATTGCTTCCCCAATCTAGTGTTGCGCTATGTTGTCTTGATGTACTCCAAGTATCGCCGTTGCTGTAAGAATCAGAAGCGGTTACTGCTAACAATGATGGTCCTACTTTATTACGATTTGTAACGGCAGATGTAGTGATAGATGAAAATTGGGTCAGATCGTCTATGCCAATTATTTGTCCGGGAGAAAACAATGACAAGTCTGTTTGATTGCCTGTCTGGTGTTGTACGATAGTATTAAGATCTCCGATAGCTCGGTTTACGTCAGCACCGTAAACTATCGCACCAGTTTGTACCTGAGAACTGCTAACAGTTAGATTGTATCCTAAATCTACTATACCTGAGTCGGGTGCTCCTAGAATAGAAGCTATTTTAACCTGTATAGCATTGAAGGTATCTTTTGTAATTTTACTCGACGCCATTTATTTTCCTATTAAACTCTAAAAGATTCGCCGCATCCACAGCGATCTCGTTCATTTGGATTAATAAAGTCAAAACCTTCGTTAAGTCCTCGTCGGACCCAATCTATTGTCATGCCATCCAAATATGGGTTATTCTTTTGATCAATTAATACAACAAAGTCACTTTGAGCGTAATTAGTTACACCTACTTCGGCTTCGTATTTGTCTACGTATTCTAATACATAGGCCATGCCACTGCACCCTGTAGTTTTAACACCTATACGTATACCAACGCCCTTACCACGTTTTTTCAAGTTTTCTTTGATTTTCTTAGTGGCTTCAGTTGTTAAAATAACCATTTTGCTGTATAATAAATATTGTATTCATATTTAGTACAGGAGAACACGTGGCATATTCAGAAAAGGTGATAGATCACTACGAAAATCCTCGCAACGTTGGTAATTTTCCAAAAGACGATACTGATGTTGGTACCGGCATGGTAGGTGCGCCTGCCTGTGGTGACGTTATGAAATTACAAATTAAGGTAGACGAAGATGGTATTATTAGAGATGCTCGTTTCAAGACATATGGATGCGGTTCAGCAATCGCCAGTTCGTCGTTGGTTACA